TAGCGGTATTCGTGGCCTTCAAAATGACTCGGCGCATTGGGTCAACACCCGCAGGAAGCGCAGGCAAGGTGACCCAGTTTGCAGAAATACCGTTGAAAAATTTGGGTGTGTGGAATATGCAAGCCATGGAAATCTCCGCGTTAGCAAAGAGTGCGAATGAGGTAGCCGGAGCACACGTGCACGAGCGTGCTGCTGTGGGTAATTTCGAGCGAGTAGTGCCACACGCTTTCGCTTGTGCTGATCGCGTTGAGCGCTGAGTTTATCGTCGCAAGGTTGAGCACGATTTGGCCGCCAGTTCCCGGCGTGATTCCGCTCGCTTGCGTCGCAATCACGTCAGCCGCTGCCGTCGGCGCAAGCCCGTTTCGCCAAATGCGCATCGTTGCTGGATTACCTGTGAGGTTGTGGCTCGTGGTGGTGATCGTATACGTGCCGAGCGTGCCCGTGAACGTCTCGGGCGTGCCCGGCGCAAGCGCCGAGTAGGTGATATTGAGCGTTCTCACGTGCAGTCTCCATCGATGGCTTGCGTGTTGATGATCACCCACCGAAGCAAGCCGTCAGACTGTCGCATCGGTGTAAGCAGGACGTACGTACCCACGGGGATCGGTTGCGGCACGAACGTGCCAGGAAGCACGGCGCCGATGCCGTACGCATAAAACGGGTGCCCGCTGCGGTTGCTCAGTTCGCTGATACTGATCGCAGAAGCTTGCAAGCCGCCCGTCTTCACGCTCGCGCCCGTCGGCGTTGACGTGTTCAAGATGGCTTCCGACCAGTCGTAGGTCCAACGGTAATACAACGCGCTTAGCACGCTGTAACTGGTGATCACGCCGAGCACGACCGTGCGCGGTTCATACGACGGCCGCACGCTTGACACGCGGTCAAGATCGCTTTGGTTGCGTTGGAGGTTGACAGCGTCGTTGCGGTTCATGTTCCACAGACCCACCAGCCGTCTTCCACGTACGATTTCAACGCGGCATCACCCGAATAGATGTTGTTGAAGTCTGTTGCAGTACGCGGCAGACGCATCCACTTGACTTCAGACAACTGGCCACCCGTAGTCATCTTCGGCCGGCCATCGGCGTCAACCGTCGCCACCTGTGAGAAGTGGTAGAACTTGTCGTACAGGAACTCAAAGACAACTTCGTAGAACTCGCTGCCTTGCTCTTTCTCAAGGTTCACGCCTTCGCAAATCAGCGAGTACGCGGGGAAGCCGCAGAACGTGGCGTTGTTGGTCGTGTTTGCGTAGTTCGTCAACGTCGTAGCCGCAGTGTCGAGCGGCACAACGCTCGCGTCTTGGGTTGCACGCAAGCGAATGCGCACTTGACCGATTTGCACACTCTCGAAGCCGTCAGCGCCGGTCACCGACGTGCCGCCGATGTCGCCTGTACTGTTAGTCGATGTTGTCGGCGGACTTGTCGACCAACTCATCCGATGCAACTTAAGGTTGCGCGATGCAGTCACAAACGAGAACTGCGCCGGCAGCATCGTGATCGGCGTTGTCGTCGAGCACGGCGAGATGATGTACTTCGTGCGGAAACTGATTTGAGCATCTACAGCCTTGCCACCTTCAAGCAAGCGCACCGTGACCGATCGAGCACGGCAGAATTGGTGCCACGAACCGAGTGCGCCGTAGGCGTCATAGTCCACGATCGGCAACGCGCCGTCGGTGACCATCGCTTCATACTCAGTCACGGCATTGATAGAGCCGCCGTTTTGCTTCTGAATGATGCGCGAAACGATGATTTCGCTTTCGGCACCGAGCGCAGCAACGCGCTGATCGAGCACGCGATCGTTCCACGAATAAACGGTTCCTGCTCCGCTCATGACATCACCTGTACCAGTTTGGTTAGCACCGTGCTGTTTTGGATCATCCACGCACCAATAGCGTCGGCCATTCCACCACGTCCTTCGGCCATGTCAATGCGTTGTTGTTCAGCCATGCGCTGTTGGATCTGCGACGCGCCCGCTTCGTTTGCCACACTCAGCGCCATCTCGTTGCGGATTTGCTCAAGCGACTTACCGCTGAGGAATGCGCCGAGGCCAGCGCCCGCGATCGTGGCGCCCTCTTGCATCTGTTGAGCCCACGTGACTGCGCCGCCGGCTCGGCCCGTGTTCATGTCGGCGCTGCCGCCGATGAAGCCAGCCATGAAGCCCTTGCCCTTCGTGCTTGCGATCTGCTTTTCCATGATCGCGAGCCGCTCAAGCAATACGCTATTTGCGGTGACGGTTTGCTCGCCAGTTGTCTTGAACTTCGCGAGCGCTTCGCTCGCGCCCTTCGTGGCGTTGTTCATCGTTTCCATGATTTGTCCGGCCACGATGAGCGGCGACAACGCGCCCGCGATCGCGATGCCAGCGGTGCCGGCTGCGCCCGCAGCGCCGCCGATCGCACCGAAGCCACCGAGCGATAGCGCAGACTGTGCGCCCGCTTTCAGCACGCCTTGCGCTGCGCTTGGCTTCGCGCTCACGCGCTCCATTCGCTTGGCCGACGCACGCATCTTGGCTTCGGCTTGCTTGAGCCCAGCGTCTACGCCTTCGGTCGAAACAACAACTGGAACGTGAATTTTGGGCAGACTAGGCACGGGCCATCTCCATGATCGCGGTTTGAACGGCGTCGCTGATGAACTCAACAACCCGCGGTTGGTGGCGTTGCGCTGCGCGCGTTATGTATTGACGTCGGTAAATGCGAGCGCCGAGCGCCGACTCTCTGCGCTTGATTCCCTTGCGCCATCCGCGATCCTGTGAGAACGGCACGATGCGCGCGGCTTTGTTGCCCTTCCACTTGCGCACAAGTTTCGGCGGAGGCTTCGGCCCAACCACACCATCGGACAAACGCACCAGCCCCTTCTTAAATGGACGCCAGCCGCCGTCGTAAAGGTGCGAGCGCTTACCGACGCGGGCTCCATCCTTGCGGACTCCGACGCCTGCCCAAATCCTTCCCTTGCGGTACGTCTTGGTTTTGATGGCGATATCTCGCTTGGTGCGCTTCGCCTTCGGCAACGCCAGCGCTTTCATCGTGCGCTTGACCGCTTCGCCCCAGTTGCGCAAGCCCTTGCGCACGATCTTGCGGCGCATGTTCTTCGGCAGTTCCGACGCAATCGCTGCGATCCGTTCCAAATCGTGTTTGGACGGTCGGAACTGGACTCGGAAGCCCGCCCGCTTTGCGTCGATGTAGTTCACGTCGGATGCCGTCCCAATCGGGAATATCCATTTCCACGTTCAGCGCTGCAACGCTCAACGTAGCGAGATCGGTGCTCGTCAGTGAGAACGCCACACGTAGCACCCGACGTGCAGCGTCAGTTAGTCCCGGCCTTCGGCGTAGAGCCGCTCCACCAGCGCTGAAAGTTTCTGCACCGTGAACGCGTCAGCCGCAAGCGCTTCGTCCACGCTCGCGAACACTGGTGCGCCGTTCTCGACGAGATGCCGAGCAACCATCCACGCGGAAAGCCGCTCGGGGGTCTTGGTTGAGACATCGAGCGCTTCGATGAGATCGAGCGCCGACGGTCGGCGCAGCTCGACGGCGACGCCGTTCGGGAGCGTGCCGTGCCAATTCTTGAGAGTGAGTGCGTCTCGAATGCTCATGCGATCGTGATCGTGCCGGTGTATTGAATGGTGAAATTCGCGCGGATGACTTCGTTCGTTGAAGCCGTTGCGCTGAACGACTGAACGAACGCTTGCCCGCTGTAGGTCATGCCAGTGGAAAGCGTGATAAGCGCCGTTGCGCTTCCGCTTCCGCTGTTGATTGCGGTTTCGATTGCAGCCATAGCCGTACTGCCTTGGTCATAGAACATGTCGATCGTCGCGGTGCAGCCGCGGTTGCCGACAATGTACGTGCGCGGGCCCGTTGCAATGTCGGTCGTGTCGATGATTGTCTGATCGTATTGAATCGACACAGTGCCGAGCCCGTTTACTTCGGTTCCGGCCCAACTGAATTTCGCGAGCGCCGATGAAAGTGCTGCCATGGGTTATTCCTTGTAGTGAATCGTGATCGTGTTCGAGACTTCGGCGGGTTGTTGTTCGTCGCCTTCGCCAACGCTGGCCGCGTCAATGGTGTAGCCGTCGAACATCACCGCGGTGAATTCGAGACCGTTGTACGTGCCTGTATCGCACGCGCTCGGCACGAAAGCAGCAATGTCAAGCGCCGCGTCAGTTGTCGTCGCGATCACGCGAACGTCGACCACGGCTTGCCAGTAGAGGGCGACGGCGCTGCGCTCGTTGCTGGTCACTTCGTACGTGATCGCCGGCAACGTGCTTAGTTGTGGCCTATAGCCGTGCGTGATCGGATACGCAGCGAGTTGCGCAGTGTTGTCGAGCATGTTGCGGATCGCGGCTTCAAGGCTCATACAACCTCCTCGGCTTCGATCACGGCGACCATGTCGGCTTCGTCAAGGTTCGTGATACCCATGATGCGGAACGTGCGGCCACGGACCACGAGCCGAAACGTCTCGTCAATGCCCCACTTTTGGAGCGAGTTCCAACGGCATCGAATCTCGGCACGCCTCACCGTTGCGACGCCGTCGGCGTACTGTTGCTCGGCTGCCGAGTCGGTGCGGAGATCCACCCACAAAGGAGGGTTGCCGTTCGCTGCCGCAGTGAGATCGTTGAACGTGCCGCTGCGCTGGCCGAGATCGTCGGTCGTGCCGCTCGGTTGGAGAACCGATGCGGGGAAACGTAGTCGGCCGCTGCCGATCATCGTAGCGCCCCACGCGCGCTATACGCGTTCAGAATGTACTTGAGCGATAGCGGCACTTCGGCGAGCGACGCCACCGAGGTTGCATCGGGGTTCGCGTACCACGCGCCGACGAGCCCGACGATCGCTTGCTGCAACGCGTGCGGAACCTGCACGTAGCCTGCATCATAGGTCACGGTCGGATAGGTGCCTTCGTATATCTCGGGCGTCTGTTTGAACTGCAACGCCGTCAGACTATCAGTGTCATCGACGTACCAATCTGCGGTTGGCATCGTCGTGAGCACGTTGCTGCCGTTGTAGTACGTCACCGCGGTGACCTTCCCCACTGGCTGAACTGGCAGCACGAAGCGACGCCACTTGTCAAGTTTAGCGGTACGCGTTTCGCTCGCGAGCGACACGCCAGTTTCGCGCTCGATCACTTCGCCGGCTGCGATACATAGCGTCGTCAGAATGACATCATCGGCGTCCACGTCAATGCGCAAACGCGTCTTGAGAATGTCGATCGGTATAGGTGTCGCAGCCATGAAACCCGCGCTGGGGGTTTCCCCCCAACGCGAGCAAGGTAAGAAAAAGCGCTTCGTGAACTGCTGAAATCAGCAGGTGATCGCAGCGAACGCCGCAGGGAGCATGATGTGCGAATCGGTCCGTGCGTACGTGTAGAGGTTGACGTTGTGGTTCGCCGCCCCGCTGTACGGGTCAATGAGCGAAGTCATACCAGTGCGGTCGAAGATTTCAAAGTAGTTGAAATCTCCAACGACCGCAAAGATGTTGTTGTTGGAGGTAGCCGTACGAACGTATTGACCGACGCTGTACGGCACACCGTAGAGCAAGCCCGGAGCGCCGCCGACCATCGTGCCCGCGTTCGATGAGGCTTGCGTCCAAATGTATTCCGTAGCGCCGGAAGTCACGTAAGCATTCTTCAACTTGCGAGCGACGCGCACGAACGTGTCAGAGAGAAGCCAACGGAACCGCGGCGAGTTGCGGTACTGCGGCGCAACAAGGTGCACGGTATCAATGACGTTGTCGGCGGTCACAGTGGTGACGGCGGCGCCACCAAGGTCAGTCACCTGCGAAAGCCCGGAAAGCGCAGTTTGCGCAGCTGAACCCGCAATGCCTTCGGGTTGGCTAGATCCGGTGCCGATGGTGTACGCCTCTTCCATTTTGAGCGCCATCGAAAGGCCGATGCGGCTTGCAACCCAATCGAGGCCGCTGCCGATGCCGCCTTGACCGATTGCGTCTTCAATGAATTCTTGAGACATCGTCGTACGGCACACGTACTTGTACGGCACCACGCTAATCGCAGTGCCGAAACCCGGATCACTCGCACTGATCGCATCAGCTTCGGCAACAAGAGCTGTCGTCGGAAGGCTGCCCTCCACGGTAATCGTGCGCTTGGAGTCGATCGAGGACACGGGGGCGATAGAGCGCAGCACGTTCGCCTGGTACATCTTCTCAACAATGCGGCGCTCCATGTCGGTAGGAATGCCAGCGCCCGAGGTGCTCGTTGAGAGTGCGCGCATTTCTGCGGCATCGCCACGCGCGACAGCCATCAGCCAACGCTTTGCGTACTCACTGCTCGCAAGATCGTGCTTGACGTCGGCACGCGCAACCACGCCGCGGAACTGCGGCTGCAAGCGCTCTTCTTCGAGTGCCTTCAAACGCTCTTGCGCTGCGCGAAGCGCGATGCGGTCTTGGGTCATGCGCTCGACGGCGTCAAGGTCAGCATCGATGCGCGCGATCTTCTCGCGCTCTTCTCCGCTTCCGCGGATCTCAACGTGGTGCGTCTGTGCACCAGTGCGAGCCGCAAAGCGGTCGAGGGTCTTGCGGTACTCGTGAACGGTGTTTTCGAGGTTGGTCAACTCTTCAGACATGGTCTTTCATCCTGTGCTTGTGAATCTCGAGCCGCAGCGCCGCGGCTTCAATGGCAGCCGCGGAAACACTCCGCAGGCTCGATGAGGTCTTGTCGCCGTACGCGGCATCGACAACAACGCTGAGCTCGACGAGTCGAGCCGCGGTTACGGTGCGTTCGGTGCGTCGCGGGTTCCACTCGTCGCGATCGACGTAGAAACCAAACGACATTTCGCCGCTCAAGTCGCCGCGCTCGAGCATCGCACGCACGTCGTTGCCAACGCTTGTCTCGGCGAGATCCGCGGTGAACCGAAGTCCGCTCGCAGTGTCGTTTAGCGTCAGCGTGCCGCTGCGCGTGCGAG